CGAAGGATACATTGATTCTTATGGCATACCTGTATTCGATACCCCAGATACAGAAGTTGAAGGACCGCAAGGAGATTTTATCGATCTCGGAGTCGTTGAATACTGGGAAAACGAAGTTGATGGATTAAAAAATGATCAAGACGCTTTAAATGAATTTTACAGACAATTTCCACGAACAACTAAACATGCTTTTAGAGACGAGTCTAAATCATCTTTATTTAATCTAACTAAAATTTATCAACAAATAGATTTTAATGAAGATTCTAATAATAAAACAGCTGTAACTCAAGGTAATTTTTTATGGCAAAATGGTATAAAAGATACAAGAGTTATATTTGCTCCTAGTAATCAGGGTAGGTTTTTTGTTACTTGGATACCTGATGCTCATCTACAAAATAGATATATAGAAAAAAACGGTATTAAATATGCTGGTAACGAGCACATAGGTGCTTTTGGATGTGATCCATATGATATATCAGGAACAGTAGATAAAAGAGGATCTAATGGTTCTTTACACGGTTTAACTAAATTTAGTATGGAAAATGCACCAGCTGATCATTTTTTCTTAGAATATATAGCTAGACCACAAACAGCTGAAATATTTTTTGAAGATGTGTTGATGGCTTGTATTTTTTATGGTATGCCAATACTTGTAGAAAATAATAAACCAAGATTACTCTATCATTTTAAACGTAGAGGTTACAGGGGTTTTGCAATGAATAGACCAGATAAGGTTTGGAATAAATTGTCTGTAACAGAAAAAGAAATAGGTGGTATACCTAATTCAAGTGAAGATATTAAACAAGCTCATGCTGCAGCTATTGAATCATATATAGAAAATTCTATAGGTTTTAATGGTGATAGTTATGGTGATTTGTATTTTCAAAGAACATTAGAAGATTGGGCTGCTTTTGATATTAACAATAGAACAAGTCATGACGCATCTATTAGTTCAGGTCTTGCAATAATGGCTTGTAATAAAAATAGATACGCGCCAGTAAGTAGAAGAAAAAGAAAACCAATTGATTTAGGTATAAAAAAATATGATAACAAAGGAACATTATCAAAAATAATTAAATAAATGAATACATACGCAAATCCAAATAGCGCTTTTCCAAGCCAAACTGTACCAGATGCTGAAAAAGCTTCTCCAGATTATGGAAGAAGAGTAGCTCAAGCCATAGAAAGTGAGTGGTGGAGGCAAGGTGGTAATGGTACTAGATTTGCTACTTCATATAATAGATTTCATACGTTACGATTATACGCAAGAGGAGAACAGCCAGTTCAAAAATATAAAGATGAGTTAGCTATAAATGGTGATATGTCTTATATGAACTTAGACTGGAAACCAGTTCCTGTTATATCTAAGTTTGTAGATATAGTTGCTAATGGTATGAATAATAAAGCGTATGAAATAAAAGCTTTTGCTCAAGACCCTGTTTCATTAAAAAAGAGAACTGATTATGCTACTGCTATATTAGAAGATATGCTAGCAAAACCTTATTTAAATGAATTAAAACAAACATTAGGTGTTAACGAGTATCAAACAGATGAAACTAAACTACCTGATTCACCTGATGAATTAGATTTGCATATGCAGCTTTCTTATAAAGAATCTGTAGAAATTGCTGAAGAAGAAGTTATAGATAATACTCTTAAAAAAAATAGATTTGATAACGTAAAGAAAAGATTTAATTATGATCTTGTTACACTAGGTGTTGGTTGCGCTAAAACAAGTTGGAATCCAGCTAATGGTGTAACAGTAGATTATGTTGATCCTGCTAATTTAATATATTCTTATACAGAAGATCCTAATTTTGAAGATATATACTATGTTGGTGAAGTTAAACCATTAACTATACCTGAAATTGCAAAACAGTTTCCTTTTTTAACTGACGATCAATTAACAAAAATACAACAAACAAAAGCTTATACTAGTCAAAATTTATATGGCTGGCAAACCTATGATGCTAATACTGTTCAAGTTTTATTCTTTGAATATAAAACTTATAACACACAGGTTTTTAAAATAAAACAAACTGATTCTGGTTTAGAAAAAGCATTAGAAAAACCTGATACATTTAATCCTCCGGCTAATGATAACTTTGAAAGAGTAGAAAGAAAAATAGAAGTATTATATAAAGGAGTCAAAGTTATAGGTAACAATGAACTTATTGAGTGGAAACTTGCAGAAAATATGACAAGACCAATGGCTGATACTACTAGAGTAGAAATGAGTTATACAGTTTGCGCGCCTAGAATGTATAAGGGTCGTATAGATTCTATTGTTAGTAGAATAACTGGTTTTGCAGATATGATTCAGTTGACACATTTAAAACTACAACAAGTAATAGCAAGAACAGTTCCAGATGGTGTTTTCTTAGATATGGACGGGCTTGCGGAAGTTGATTTAGGTAATGGTACTAATTATAATCCAGCTGAAGCACTAAACATGTATTTTCAAACTGGTAGTATTGTAGGTAGATCAATGACACAAGAAGGTGATATGAATCCAGGTAAAGTACCTATTCAAGAACTACAAACATCAAGTGGACAAGGTAAGATACAAAGTTTAATAGCTACATATCAGTATTACTTACAGTTAATAAGAGATGTGACCGGTTTAAACGAAGCTAGAGATGGTAGTATGCCAGAAAAAGATACCTTAG